AGGCGACCGCGCATCTCTCGTTCGTCGAGGACGCCGCCTACAGCCGGTGCATCCGCAAATACTACGCTGACGAGCGACCGCTGCCGGCCAACATTGCCGCGGTGCAGCGGCTCGTGGGCGCGCGCACGCGCGAGGAGCGCGAGGCCGTAGCCGTGGTCCTGAAAGAGTTCTTTGTGCTGGCCGATGACGGCTGGCACAACAAGCGGTGCGACGAGGAAATCTCGCGCTACCAGGACAAGCGAACGAAGGCCAAGCGCAGTGCGGACGCACGGTGGAATCGTGAGCCCGAGCATACCGATGGCAATGCGGACGCAATGCGAACGCATAGCGAAGGCAATGCTCACCAGACACCAGACACCAGACACCATTCCTCTACTGCTATCGCAGTAGGGAAAAAGAAGGCCACCACCGACAAGCCGGCTGACGTCACCGACCAGGTCTGGGAGAGCTTCCTCACGCTGCGCCGGGCCAAGAAAGCGCCGGTCACCGAGGCTGCGCTGGCTGGGATCCAGCGTGAATGCGAGAAAGCCGGGCTCAGCCTGGAGCAGGCGCTGGAGCACTGCTGCGCACGCGGGTGGACTGGCTTCAAGGCGGAATGGGTGCGCGACCAGCAGGGGTCCAGCATGACGCGCCAGGGCGAGGCAAACCGCACCGTTTTGCAAGGCCTCACGCGGGGCATCATGGGAGGCAACAATGTCAAGCTCATCCGCTGATCACTGCACCGAGGACGAGGGCCTCGACTACATCTTCGGCTACATGGCCGCCGTTTACGGCACCGCCTTCACCCGCAACTGGGACGGCGTCGATCCCGGCCTGGTGCGCGGGGTCTGGCGCGACCAGCTCGGCAGGTTCCTGACCTACCGCCCCAGCTTGGACTACGCGCTGCGTGCCATGCACCCAGACTTCCCGCCGAGCGCGATCGCCTTCCGCGACTCGTGCAACAAGGGCCCGGCCGTGCCCAGGCAGGGTGAGCAGGCCATCGCCTACGATCCCAACGTGAAGATCAACCCGGAGGCTAAGCGTCGCGGCATGGAGGCGCTGGCTGCGCTGCGTGGAAAGCTGGGCCTGCGTCAGAAGTTCGAGGCCGAGGAATGATGCGCAGCAACCGCTGGCTACCAGGCGCCACGATGAGCGCCGCCCAGGGCCACCGCATCCTCGACCTGGTCAAGTCCGGCGTCACCGTGCCTGATGCGCTGATCGCCGCGGCGCTGGTGGCGACCGGGGATCTTGCGTGAGCGTCAAGCTGTCATCCGACAAGACCGTTGCGGTCGACCAGGCCTACTACTGGCGACCGATGCAGACCTGCCCCGTGAGCGCGAAAGTGCAGCTCCTGGGGCGCGGGGGCGTTGCCGTCTATGGCGCCTGGGACGGCAAGTCTGACTGGTGGCGGGGATGGGCCCCGCTGCCGAAGGTGCCAAACGACTGGAAGGAGAACGAATGAGCTGGACTGAACTGGAGTTGAAGGTCATCCGCTGGGCCGAGGATCGCAAGATCCTGCCGCGCAGCACCGCCATGGCGCAGGCCATCAAGACGCACGAGGAGCTGGGCGAGCTGCTCACCGCGCTGCACCGCTGCAACCGCGAGGAGGCGATCGACGCCTACGGCGACATCCTGGTGACGCTGATCATCGGCGCAGACCTGGCCGGCATCAGCCTGGTCGACGCACTGGAGCACGCCTATGGGCAGATCAAGGACCGCAAGGGCACGCTGCGCGAGGACGGGGTGTTTGTGAAGGAGGCAGCATGAGCGCAGACAAGAAGCCGGCTTTTCTGGAGGCCAAGGTTGGGGAGTACCGGCCGCACGGCCAGAAGTACGTCCGCATCACCGCAGAAGGCTGCGTGATGGACAACGACATGCGGCTGCTGGTCGGCGCGGCGCCGATCGAGCGTGATGTGTGGGTGCGCTGGGGCGATCAGGTGAAGGCCAAGACGTTCACCCGGCTGCGGGTCGGTCGCAAGGCCTACCTCGCCGATCGGGTGACGGGCACGCTCTACAACGAGCAGACCGGGCTGTCTTCGTCGCATGGTCTGAGGCTGGCATGAGCAGGGAGATCTGCGGAATTTGCTGGGAGCTTTACATCGACGGGGAGTGTCGGTGCGCGCCTGTGCCTGCGGGGCAGCCGATGCGGTGCAGCAACTGCTCCAGCCTGCAGGAGCAGAACACCGAGCTCGACATGCGGCTGGCCACTTTTGAGGCCATGGACCCGGTGGCCTGGCGCTTTCGCACCAAGGGCATCGAGCACGGGCAGTGGCGCGTGACCGACGACGCCTCGCTGATCGGCATGATGCGCGGCATGGGGCATTGGGACATCCAGGCTCTGGTGCTGCGTGACGGATGAGCAGCACCGCCACCGCTGCGAGGTGCGCCAGCTCCTGGCCTGGCGGGTCCAGCGTGGCCGGCACTGGCTGCGGGATTGGCTGGCGGGCGTCGAGAAGGTCCGGGGAAAAGCCGGGCGCGAGAAGCTGGAGGCGGCCATCGTCGAGCAGTGGAGCCGGGGCAACCGCGGCAAGCCTGGCGTGTGGTTTGAGGATGATGTTGCGAAAACCCCACCGATGACTAGAATGGACCATCATGGCGATTGACCGAGATCTGGTGGCGCGTGTTTGCGAGAGGCTGGCCGATGGGCAGAGCCTGCGCGGCGCGTGCCGTGAGGAAGGCGTGAAGGCGCCGACATTCCTCGATTGGGTGGAGCAGGATGAGGATGTGGCCGAACGGTACGCCCGCGCGAGAGCGACTGGCGCCGAGGTCGAGTTCGAGCGCCTGCGCGAGATCGTCGAGGAAGAGCCCCCTGCCGACATGCAGGGCAAGGTCGACTCTGGATGGGTGGCCTGGAAGCGCATGCAGGTCGACACCTTCAAGTGGCAGCTCGCCAAGAAGCGGCCCGAGCGTTACGGCGACCGCATTGAGCAGCACCACAGCGGCAGCGTCGGCTTGTCGATCGCCATCGACCTGGGGAGAAAGGCATGATTCGACCGAGAGAGTTCGAGGTGGACAACGGCAGCGGGCTGAAGCCAGACATCCGCATCGACCCGGAGAGCTTCACGACGCAGCCGACGTTCTTCATCGTCGAGCAGGACAGCGAGTCCATCGTGGTGACGCTGGAATGCCTGCGGGGGTTGGTGCAGGCGGCCGAAGAACTGCTGAAGTCAAGGGGCCAAGCATGAGCGCGCGCCAGCAGCAGGTGGGCGGCTCCCACTACCGCGACATGGAGATCCAGCCCTGGGACGCCATGCGCGCCTGGATGACGCCGGCCGAGTTCCGCGGCTTCCTGCGCGGCAACGCCATCAAGTACCTGGCGCGCTGCGACCTGAAGGGCGCGCCGGTCGAGGATCTGCGCAAGGCGCGCCACTACATCGACAAGCTGATCGAGCTGGAGATTGCGGCGCCGCTGGCCGAGGCCATGGCCGCTCCGGCAACCCCCGAGTGGCTGGACCAGGTGCATGCGCGCGAGGCCGCGCGCCGGGGCACAGGCTTCCTCCCGCAGGAGGTGCCGCGTGACTGAGTTCGCCGTCTACCTGGCCTGGCTGAGCACCGGGGTCTGCATCGGGTTCTGCCTGGCGGCGCTGTTCCGCGCTGGCAGCGACTGATGGCGGCGACGCAGATCCGCTACGCCCCGCCTGGGCCGGTGGCCCGGGCGTTTATGCTCGACGACTCATTCTTCCGCGGCATCCTCGGACCCTTCGGCTCTGGCAAGTCCACGGTGTGCGTGATGGACATCCTGCGCCGCGCGCAGCAGCAGCAGTTGACGTCTGACGGAAAACGGAAGACCCGCTGGGCCGTGATCCGCAACACATACCCCGAGCTGCGCACCACGACGATCAAGACCTGGCATCAATGGATCCCGCCGACGATCGGCCGCTGGGTCGACACCGGCCCGCCGACGCACCACATCCAGGAGGGCGAGCTCGACCTGGAGGTGATCTTCGTCAGCCTGGACCGCCCGCAGGACATCGCCAAGCTGCTGGGCATGGAGCTCACCGGCGCCTGGATTGACGAGGCGCGCGAGGTGCCCAAGGCGGTGGTCGACGGGCTCACCGGCCGCGTCGGGCGCTACCCTTCTGCGGCCATGGGCGGCTGCACCTGGTCGGGCATCATCGCCTCGACCAACCCGCCCGACAACGACCACTGGTGGTACAAGCTGGCCGAGGAGACGCATCCCGAGGGCTGGGCCTTCTTCCGCCAGCCGGGCGGCCTCGACCCCGACGCCGAGAACCTCGACTGGCTGAACCAGACGCCCGACACGCTGGTGCTGCCCGAGGGCGACCCGGTGCGGCGCGAGGCCGGCCGCGGCTACTACAAGCGCCAAGTGGCCGGCAAGAGCGAGGACTGGGTCAAGGTCTACGTCCACGCCGACTACGGCTTCGTGCGCGACGGCAAGCCGGTCTACCCGGAGTTCCGCGACTCGGTGCATGTCAAGGAGTTCGAGCTTCTGCCTGGCCAGCCGATCCACATCGGCATCGACTTCGGCCTGACGCCGGCCGCGGTGTTCGGGCAGCGCTTGCCCATGGGCGGCTGGCGGATCCACTCCGAGCTGGTCACCGAGGACATGGGCGCGGTGCGCTTTGCCGAGCTGCTGCGCAACGCCATGCACGAGCGCTACCCCGGCATGGCCTTCGGGTCGATCACCGGCGATCCGGCCGGCGAGGGCCGCGCGCAGACTGACGAGCGCACGCCGTTTCAGATCCTGCAGGCCGCCGGCGTCGAGGCCCGCCCTGCCCCGACCAACGACTTCACCAAGCGGCGCGAGAGCGTCGCCACCTGCCTGAGCCGGCTGATCGACGGCGCGCCCGGGCTCCTCATCCACCCCCGCTGCACGGTGCTGCGCAAGGCCATGGCCGGCGGCTACCAGTTCAAGCGGGTGCAGGTGACGGGCGACGAGCGCTACCGCGACGTTCCGGACAAAGGCCCGTATTCGCACGTTGCGGAAGCGGCACAATACCTTCTGGTCGGCGCCGGTGAAGCGCGGACCCTCGTTCGCCGCGATCGCCCAGCCATGCGCCAGGCGACCGCGATCTCCGACTACGCAATCCTCGGGTGACCAACATGAGCGGAATCTTCTCAAGCCCCAAGATCCCTGCGCCCCCGCCGCCCCCTGCCCCGCTGCCGGTGCCGACGCTGGACAACGCGCGCCAGGCACAGCAGGCGCAGGACCGCCTGGCCGGCCGCCGCGGCCGCGCCGCCAGCATCCTCACCGGCGTGGGCGGCGACCTGTCGACACCGCCGACGAGCGGCGCCAAGCAGCTCCTGGGAAGCTGATCATGGACAGCCGCGCCCTCGACATCATCCAGCGTCAGGAGCGGATGGCCGACATGCGGGCCATCTGGGATCAGCACTGGCGAGAGATCGCCGAGCGCATCCTGCCGAGGGCCAACTTCTTCCGCGTGGTGCGAAACCCGGGCGACAAGCGCACGGAAAAGGTGTTCGATGCCACGGCAACCCTGGCGCTGGAGCGCTTTGCCGCGGCCATGGAGTCGATGCTCACGCCGCGCACCCAGCGCTGGCACAAGCTGCGGGTGACCGACGAGCGGCTGCAGGAAGACCCCGAGGTGCAGGCCTACCTTGACCAGGTGACGCAGGTGCTGTTCACGGCGCGCTACTCGCCGCGGGCCAACTTCGCCAGCCAGGCCAACGAGGCCTACATGAGCCTGGGCGCCTTCGGCACCGGTGGCGTGTTCATCGATGAGACGCTGGGCCAGGGCCTGCGCTACCGCACGGTCCACCTGTCCGAGCTCTACATTGCCGAGAACCACCAGGGCGTGGTCGACACGGTGCATCGGCGCTTCCCGATGACGGCGCGCCAGGCCATGCAGCGCTTTGGCGACAAGTGCCCGCAGCGGATCAAGGACGCCGCCGAGAAGAACCCCGAGCAGAACTTCGACTTCGTGCATGCGGTGATGCCGCGCGAGGACGCCGACTACGGGCGCAAGGACTACAAGGGCATGGCCTTTGCGTCCTGCTACGTTTCGATCGAGGGCCGCGAGCTGGTGAGCGAGGGCGGCTTCCGCACCATGCCCTACGCCATCGGCCGCTACGTCACCGGGCCGCGCGAGGTCTACGGGCGATCGCCGGCCATGACGGTGCTGCCCGACATCAAGATGCTCAACGAGATGAGCAAGACGGTGATCCGCGCCGCGCACAAGATCGTCGATCCGCCGCTGCTGCTGCAGGACGACGGCGCGCTGCAGGCCTTCGACCTTCGGCCTGGCGCGCTGAACTACGGCGGCGTCGACGAGCAGGGCCGGCAGACGGTGCAGCCGCTGCAGACCAACGCCCGGGTGGACATCGGCCTGGACATGATGGAGCAGCGCCGCCGCGTCATCAACGACGCCTTCCTGGTGACGCTGTTCCAGATCCTGGTGGAGAGCCCGCAGATGACGGCCACCGAGGCCATGCTGCGCGCGCAGGAGAAGGGCGCGCTGCTGGCCCCGACCATGGGCCGCCAGCAGAGCGAGTTCCTCGGCCCGCTGATCGAGCGCGAGATCGACATCCTCGGCCACGCCGGGGCGCTGCCGCCGATGCCAGACGCGATGCTGGAGGCTGGCGGCTCGGTGGAAATCGAATACGTCTCGCCGCTGAACCGTGCCCAGCGCGCCGACGAGGGCGTGGCCATCATGCGCACGCTGGAGGCGGTGACGCCGCTGGCGCAGATCGACCCGAAGGTGATGATGCTGTTCGACCCCGAGGCGGTGGCGCGCGAGCTGGCCGACATCAACGGCGTGCCGGCCAAGGTGCTGCGCAGCAAGCAGCAGATCGCCGCCATCGAGGAGGCGCAGGCCCAGGCCGCGCAGGCGCAGCAACTGCTGGCCGCCGCGCCGGTGGTGGGCCGCACCGTGCGTGACCTGGCGCAGGCCCAGAGCCTGGCCGGCGCCGCGCCGCCGCAGCAAGCGCCTGCCATCTTCCCCGCATGATCCACAAGCTGATCCAGCGAGTCCTGCGCCGCAAGCTGGCCTACCGGCGCACCTTCATGGACGCCGAGGGCCGGCTGCACCCAAGCGCAGAGATTGTGCTCGCAGACTTGCGACGATTCTGCCGCGCGACTGGTTCGACCATGGTGCTGTCGCCGGTGAGCAAGACGATCGACCCCCTGGCCATGGCAATGGCCGAGGGTCGGCGTGAGGTGTGGATGCGCCTGATGGCGCACCTGCACGTTGACGAGAAGCAAGTGTTCAACCTGGTCGAGCCCTCAGAGGGCGAAAGGAACGACGATGTCTGATGCGATGAGCGGGTCCGCGGTTCTGGCGGGCAACCCGGCTGCAGCTCCTGCCGCCGGAAACGAGGGCGGCCAGGGGGCCGCATCCCCTACCCCTGCCCCAGCCCCGGCGCCTGGCGCCTGGTACGACGGGATTGAGGACGGCGACCTCAAGGGCTACGTCCAGAACAAGGGCTGGAAGGATCCCGTCGAGCTGGCCAACGGCTACCGCAACCTGGAGAAGCTGCTGGGCTCGGAGAAGATCCCGATGCCCAAGGGCGCCGAGGACAAGGACGGCTGGTCCCGCGTCTACGATGCGCTGGGCCGGCCCAAGAGCGCCGACGACTACGGCCTGCAGCTCCCCGAGGGCGGCAACGGCGACTTCCTCAAGGCCGCCGCCGGCAAGTTCCACGAGCTGGGTTTGAGCAAGGCGCAGGCCGCCGAGCTCGCCAACTGGTACAACGAGCAGGCCACCGGCCAGGTAGGCGCAGCGCAGCAGGCGCAGGCCGCCAAGGTCGAGCAGGACATCCAGGCGCTCAAGGGCGAATGGGGCCAGGCCTGGGAGGAGAACGTCGAGCTGGGCCGCCGCGCCGCGCGCCAGTTCGGCCTCGACCAGGGCAAGCTCGAAGCGCTGGAAAACGCCTTCGGCACCGCCGAGATGCTGAAGTTCATGAGCCGCATCGGCCGCGGCCTGACCGAGCACACCTTCGAGAGCGGGCGCTCGACAAACTCCTTCGGCCTGACCCCCGAGGCGGCGCGCCAGAGGATCTCCTCACTGCGCGAGGACCGCGACTGGTCTGCCAAGTACCTGGGCGGCAACGCCGACGCGAAGGCCGAGCTGCAGCGCCTGATGGAGGTGGCCTATGGCGGCCAGTGATGCGAAAGCCGCAACACCGTCGAGAAATCCCGTGCAGGATCCAATGCTGCGTCTAGAATGCCTGCAGCTAGCGCACCGTCCAGGGCTGGCGCCGAGCGAGGTCATTGCGATGGCCCGCGAGTACCTGACCTGGATCTGTGGTGCGCAAGGCCCGACAACCCCACAAGGGCCGGGTCAAGCGACAAATACGGCCCCGGCCCAACACCGGACAAGCCTTCCGAAGAGCGCCGCCTGAGCGGCAGGTTCAACTCCACCTTCGAAAGGTAGATCATGTCTTTCAACGTCAATAACGCATTCGTCCAACAATACTCGACGAATGTGATGATGCTCCTGCAGCAGCAGGGCTCGAAGCTGCGCAACGCTGTGCAGTCCTACAAGTACATGGGCAAGGCCGCTTCGGTCGCTGAGCAGTTCGGCTCGGTCAGCCCTGTGCGCAACCAATCTCGGCACTCGGACACGCCGCTGATCAGCACCCCGCAAGACAAGCGGTGGATGTACCCCAACGACTACGACTGGGCCGACCTGGTGGACAACCAGGACAAGCTGCGGATGCTGATCGACCCGACCAGCTCCTACGCCATGGCCGGCGCGTGGGCGATGGGTCGCGCCATCGACGACGAAATCATCAGCGGGTTCTTCAACGCCAACAACACCGGCGAGAACGGCACGACCTCCACGGGTCTGCTGTCGGCGTTCAACTCTGGCTCGCAGATGGTGGCGGCGACTGTCGGCGCCTCGGCGGCGACGGGTCTGAACATCGCCAAGCTGCGCCGCGCCAAGCGGATCCTGATGGAAGGCCTGGTTGACGTCGACAACGACCAGCTCTGCGCCGTGATCAGCGCCCGCCAGCACGATGACCTGCTCAACGAAGCGCAGGCGATCAGCCTCGACTACAACACCAAGCCGGTGCTGGTCGACGGCAGGATCTCTGCCTTCATGGGCATCAACTTCATCATCAGCGAGCGCATCCCGGGCGCCGCCGGCTTCAACGCCGCGATCAACCCGAGCGTGCCGACCGGCTCTTCTGACGGCCAGTACACCACCGGCTCGCGGTTCATGGTGCCGGTGTTCGCCAAGAGCGGCATGTCCATGGGCGTGTGGAACGACATCACCACGACCATCGACCGCCGGCCCGACAAGCGCAACTCCTACCAGGTCTACGTCACCGGCACGTTCGGTGCGACTCGCCTGGAAGAGCGCCGCTGCGTGATCATCAACTGCGTCTGAGGAGCCTGACATGCCTGCATACCTTTCCCAAGAGCTGGCTGGCACCACTACCGCCAACCAGACGGCAGCCCCTGTCGGCTACAGGTCGCGCGCCAGCGCCTACCAATCCAACCTGCGCCGGCTGCGCGCCACGTTCACTCTGGGCACGCAGACCACCTCGGACACGCTGGTCGTCGGCAACCTGCCGGCTGGCGCCACGTTCGCTTTCGGGGTGATCACCTCGACGGTGTCGCTGGGCTCGTCCACCGTGGCCGTCGGTATCACCGGCACGACCGGCAAGTACCGCGCGGGTGCGGTGTTCACCGCGGTGGACACGCCGACGATGTTCGGGCCGGCCGCCCAGATCGGCGCTGTCGATCCGGCGCTGACGGCAGAAGAGAGCGTCTTTGTGACGATCGGCGCTGCGAGCTTGCCGGCCTCCGGCACGCTGGTCATCGACCTGTTCTTCTCGGACGCGACCTGACGCATCAGGGGCCGGGGTGACCTGGCCCCTTTCTCTACTCTCAGAGGAGCAAGACGATGCCTTACTACTTCGGCCTGAACACCGGACAGAACGAGTACACGCCGCCCGCACAAGGCGCCACGACGACCTCGCGCGACGTCGAGGTTGTCATCAACACCAACGCCAACGTGCCCAGCCTGCAGGATCTGATCACCTGCCTGCGGCAGTTGGAGAACTTCATCATCCGACAGGGCAAGCCCTGGTAACGGAGGCCGACCATGCCGATCCGTCGCGGGGACGATAGTTCCTACACGCTGCTGAGTAACGGCGCCGCCACTGGCAGCGGCGTCAACATCCGCGGCGGCGAGTACATGTTTTTCGCCAACGGCACCATCGGGGGCGCGACCGTGCAGCTCGAAATGCTGTCGCCCAGCAACACCTGGACCACCGTTCAGGTGTTCACGGGCTCGCTGGTGCGTTTCACGGCGCTGCCGGCCAACCAGAGCGGCATCTCGCTGCCAGCCGGGCAGGTGCGCTTTGCCGTGTCTGGCGGCACGCCGTCTGGCCTCTCGGCCTTCCTTGTCGGCTGCGGCTGATCTGAAGGAGCACACACATGCCAACGCTCAATCCTGGCGCGCAATACACGCAAGGCCTTCCTGAAAATCAGCGCATCCGCATCCAGACCAGCCACAACCAAAGTGGCCGCATCTGGTTCGTGCCGACTAACCCAGAGGCGCCGCCGCCAAGCAACAGCAGCCGCAGCTTTGGCCCTCTGGCGATCGACCAGACTTTTGGCCCCTTTGGCGTGGCGGGAGACATCTTCATCGTCAACGATGCGGGGTCGGCTGGAGCGCTAACGTATACGTTCTTTCAGAGCAACGGCCAGGTCGACAACTTCACTGTCGGTGGAGCTCTGAGCGTATTCGGGAGTTACTCCCAAAGCAACGGCACATTCTCATGCAGCGGCACTGGCGCGAAAACGCTGACAGCAACGACCGCCAACGTCACGCTCGGCGCCACGACAACCGGCCTGACGACGCTGACGCGACTGGACACTTTCACCGTAGTGTCAACCGACAGCAGTGGAACGCCCGGCAACGCGACCAACAACAACCTGTCAGGGCGCGCGGCCTTCGCGGCGGCGGGCTCGACGGTCGTGATCACCAACAGCAAGGTGACGGCGGCCAGCAAGGTCTTCGTCAGCCTGGCCGGCGGCGATGCAACGCTGACCAGCGTGCGTGTCACGCCGGCTGCCGGCTCGTTCACCGTCACCGGCAACGCGGCCGCGACGGCCACGACCGTCTTCGACTTCTTCGTTGTGAACTGACGGAGGCCGGCCCATGGCCTCCGTCATCCAGGTCGCCAACCGCGCGCTGACCAAGCTCGGCGCAGCGCGCATCACCTCGCTGGCCGACGACAACAAGCAGGCTCGGGCCGTCTCGTCCTGCTTCGACGACCTGCGTGACGCCGAGTTGCGCGCGCACCGCTGGCAGTTCAGCCTTAAGCGGGTGGAGCTGGCCGCGCTCGTGGCGGCGCCGACCTTTGGCTACAACTTTCAGTACCAGGTGCCGGCCGACTTCCTCAAGCTGGACATGGTCGACGATCGGTTTCCCGATGTAAACCTTGACGGCTACGTCAATGCCGAGTTCCTCGACTACGTCCTCGAAGGCAACGTCATCCTGACCAGCATCGGCGCGCCGCTGAAGCTGCGCTACGTCGCCCAGATCACCGACCCCAACGCCTGGGACGCGCTGTTCCGCGAGGCGCTGGCCTGCCGCATCGCGGCCGAGATCGCCGAGGATCTGACGCAGTCCACGCCCAAGCGCCAGCAGGCCTGGGACGAATACAAGCAGGCCGTGAACCTTGCGGTCAAAGCGGGATCGATCGAGCGCCAGCCGGTGCTGCAGGCCGACACGACCTGGATCTTCGGGAGGCTCTGATGCCCAAGGCATCGCCGATTCGGTCCACGTTCAACGCCGGGGAGCTCTCGCCGCTGCTCGACGGGCGCGTCGACATCGCCAAGTACAGCAACGGCTGCCGCGTCCTGGAGAACTTCATCCCCACCGTGCAGGGCCCTGCGGTGCGCCGCGGCGGCACGCGCTTCGTGGCCGAGGTGAAGACCAGCGCCAACCGCACCTGGCTGGCGCGCTTCGAGTTCTCCACCGCCCAGGCCTACATCCTGGAGTTCGGCAACCAGTACCTGCGCTTCTACACGAACCACGGGCAACTGCAGACGGGCACGGTGACGGCCTACAACGGCGCCACGGCCTATGCGGTGGGCGACCTCGCGTCCTCTGGCGGGGTGAACTACTACTGCATCGCCGCGACCACCGGCAACGCGCCGCCCAACGCCACCTACTGGTATCCGCTGACCGGCACGGTCTACGAGATCCCGACGCCCTGGACGACGGCTGACTTGACCGACGCCAACGACGGCACCTTCCGCCTGTCTCTCGCGCAGACCGGCGACGTCCTCTACATCGCGCACCCGAGCTACCCGCTGCAGAAGCTCTCCCGCTTCTCGGCCACCAAGTGGACGCTGGGCGCCGTCGAGCTGCTGAACGGCCCGTTCAAGACGCAGAACGCTGACCGGGCCAAGACGGTCTACGCGAGCGCCACGACCGGCTCGGTGACGCTGACCGCCAGTTCGGCGATCTTCACGGCGGCGATGGTGGGCAGCTACGTCTACCTGGAGCCTGCCGACCTGTCGACGATCAAGCCCTGGACGGCCGGCGAGGAGTTCGTCCTCAACCCGGTGAACACCAAGCGGCGCAGCGACGGCAAGACCTACAACTGCACGACCAGCGGCACGCCGACAGCCGGCAAGGCCTGGCGCACGGGCCCGGACAAGCCGATTCACACCTACGGATCGGCGGCCGATGGCGGCGGCGGCGGCAAGGTCGGCACCAACATCGAGCTGGAGGGCCTGACCTGGCAGTTCGTCGACTCGGGCTACGGCTACGCCAAGATCACCGGATTCACTTCTGGCACGGTGGTGACGGCCACGGTGATGGGCGACAACCCGCTGCCGGCCGGCGTGGTGGGATCTGGCAATGCCACCTTCCGCTGGGCGCTGGGCTCGTTCAGTGGCGCCGAGGGCTACCCCAACCGGGTGACCTTCTTCCGCGAGCGCCTGACGCTGGCCAAGGATCAGACCCTCTACTTCTCGGTGGCGGCCGACTTCGAGAACTTCGCGGCCAAGGACGACTCGGGCCAGATCGTGGCCGACCGCGCGATCCAGGCGACGATCTCCTCCGACCAGGTCAACCAGGTGCAGTGGCTGGCGCCCGCGCAGCAGCTCCTTATCGGCACTGCCGGCACAGAGTTTTCCTGCTCGGAGAACAGCACCAGCGAACCATTCGCCCCTGGCAACATCAAGATCGAGCAGGAAACGAACGAGGGCTCTCGCGCGGTGACGCCGCTGCGGGTGGGCAACTCCGTGCTGGCGGTGCAGAAGTCCGGGCGCAAGCTCAAGGAGCTGACATTCGCCATCCAGAGCAACGGCTTCCAGTCGCAGGATCTGACCGTGCTGGCCGAGCATGTCACGGTTGGCGGCATCCAGCAGGCGACCTGGCACAAGGAGCCCTACCTCGCGGTGTGGGCGGTGCGCGGCGACGGCCAGCTCCTCGGGTTCACCTACAACAAGGAGCAGGACACGGTCGGCTGGCACCGGCACATCCTGGGCGGCTCGCGTGAAGACATCATCGACACTTTTGCGCGCGCCAGCACGGCGACCTATTTCGATGCCTCTGGAGTTTTGCGGACGGCCGCAGTGGATGAGCCGCGTTACGGCTACAACCCTGTGACGCTCGATTCCCTGGGCCTGTTGGTTGAGCCATCCAGCGCCAACAGCATCTACCCGTCGAACTTTTCAAGCATCGGCACTGTGGCTGGGAACAATGCGTGGTATGAAACGTTTGCCACGCTTGACACAACGGTAAACGCCGCAGTTGCGCCAGACGGAACAACTACTGCTGCACTGCTGGCTATTAACGCCGCCACATCATTCAACGCGATGTTTTACAGAACCGCAAGCACGACAGCGGGTACTTACGCCTACAGCGTTTTTTGTAAAGCAAACTCTACGGACACACTTTGCAGAATACTTCTTTCTGGTGATGCAGGAGTTGCAAACACCGTAAGAGCAGACTTTACTTTATCTGGCGCTGGCACGGCGAGTGCGGCATCTGTTAGCGGAACGGGAGTGTCTGCTGCCTCGCCAACGATTCAAGCGGTTGGCAACGGTTGGTATAGGTGCGCTATCTATGCAACGCTTACCGCGCCGAGCAACATTACGGCACTTGTATATCCTGGCAATGTTGGAGCTCAAACCACGGCAAGCCAAACGCTTGTCTGGGGCGCTCAACTCGAAGTCGGAGCCTTCCCCACCAGTTACATCCCCACCACCAACGCCGCCGTGACCCGTGCAGCCGATGTTGTGACCTACACATCCGGCGATGCAGAGGTCGAGTCTGTCTGCACCATCTCGGCGCCCGACCGCGACCGCGACGAGCTGTGGGTGATCGTCAAGCGCACGATCAACGGCACGACCAAGCGCTACGTCGAATACCTGGAGCGCGAATACCGCGACGGCGACACGCAGGCATCCTGCTACTACGTCGACAGCGGCGCCACCTACTCTGGCGCGCCGGCCACCACCATCTCGGGCCTGACCTGGCTGGAGGGCCAGACGGTGCAGGTGCTGACTGACGGCGCGGCGCACCCTGACCGGGTGGTGACCAGCGGCGCCATCACGCTGCAGGTGCCGGCCTCCACGGTGCAGGTCGGCCTGGGCTACACCTCGACGCTGCAGACCAACCGCATCGAGGCCGGCGCAGGCGACGGCACGGCGCAGGGCAAGACCAAGCGCATCAACAAGACGGTGATCCGCTTCCTCAACACGCTGGGTGCCAAGGCGGGCCCCAACGCCAGCACGCTCGACACGATCGAGTTCCGCTCGGGCTCCGACCCCATGGACGCGCCGCCGCCGCTATTCACCGGCGACAAGCTCATGGAATGGCCCGGAGGCTACGACTTCGACGGATACTGCATGGTGCGCCAGACGCAGCCGCTGCCGATGACGGTGGTGGCCATCATGCCGCAGGTGATGACCTTCGACCGCCAATGAACATCCAGCCCTTCCACCCCGAGCACTTGCAGGCGCTGCTGCTGCAGCCGGCGCAGGAGAGCATGCGTCCCGTGCTGGGCGACCCCGCCTATGGCCAGAGCCTGGCGCAGGCTGGGCCCTGCTACGCCGCGGTGGTCAACGGCGTGGTGATCGCCTGCGCTGGGTTGATCCCGCAGTGGCCTGGCCGCGCGGTGGCCTGGGCGCTGATCAGCGGCGCTGCGGGCCCGCACTTTTTCGGCGTGCATCGGGCCGTGAAACGCGCGCTGGACGTTCACGCCTTTCGGCGCGTCGAGACTGGCGTGGTGACCGACTTCGAGGAGGGCCACCGCTGGGCGAAGATGCTCGGCTTCCAGCGCGAGGGCCGCATGCGCGCCTACACCCCGGACGGTCGTGATTGCGACCTCTACGCGCTCGTGCGCGAGGAGCACTGACATGGAAGCCATCGTCATCGCATCAAGCGCCGTGCAGGCCTTGGGCGCGATCAAGCAGGGCCAGGCGCAGTCTGCGCAAGCGCAGGCCGCGGCCAACGCAGCCGAATACAACGCCACCGTTACGCGCATGAACGCCGACGTCGCGGCCATGCAGGGCAGCGCCGCCGAGGAGCAGCAGCGCCGCCAGTTCCGGGCCTTCGAGGGCGCGGCCATCGCCGCTGCCGCGCAGTCTGGCGCCGGCCTGGAGGGCAGCAACGCCGACGTCATCAAGCAGAACGCTGTGGCCGCCGAGCTCGACGCGCTGACCATCCGCTACGAAAGCCAGATGAAGGCGCGCGGCCTGATGGCGCAGTCTGAACTCGACCGCATGCAGGCCCAGGCCAGCAGGCGCGCAGCGAAGGACGCCATGACCGGCGCCTACCTCAACGCCGGTGCAAGCCTGCTGGGCGGTGCGAGCAAGGCCTACGGCATGCTGCCGCAGGGAACCAACAACGCGCCGGTCGTCAACCGAGACTACAGAGGGCCCTGAGATGCCTGTGCGCATTCCCGTCTACCAGGAGCGCCAGACGCCCAGCGGCTTTGGCGTGGTGCCGCAGGCGCGCGCGCCCGAGGTGTCCGACGCCATCGGTCGCGGCCTGCAGCGCTTCGGCGCCGCAGCAGAAGACGCCGCCGTGCGCGTCTACAACGTGCAGGAAAAAGAGCGCCAGGAGTTCGACACGCTGCGCGCCGAGGACGCCTACAACAAGCTGCGCGAGCGCCAGGTGTCGCTGATGATGGACCCCGACAAGGGGTTTCTCGCGCGGCGCGGCGCTGCCGCCATCGCGCCCGATGTCGTGCCGACCTACACCAACGGGTTCAACGCGGCGGTGTCGGAGATTGAGCAGTCGCTGACGAGCAACGAGCAGCGCCAGATGTTCCGGCGCCGCGCCGGCAACGCTGAGGCCGAATACCGCAACGCCCTGGCGCGCCATGTGCTCGACCAGTCCAACAGCTACGCCCGCAGCGTTTACGAGGGCACGCTGGCCGTCGAGACGGACAACGCCACGCGCGACTGGCAGAACCCCTACACGATCCAGATGAGCCTGGAGCGGATTGATGGGGCGGTTCAACGCGAGACAAAACGCCTGGGCATTGTCGGAGATGCGGCCGCGGCAGTGCTGCAGGATGCGCGCTCCAAGGTTCACTCCAAGGTGATCATGTCTGCGCTGGACGCCGGCAACTCAGCCTACGCCCAGGCCTACCTCAAGCACAACGCGGCGCAGATCAACGCACCGGACTTGCTGGACTTGCAAGGCAAGGTCACTAAGGAGTTTGACGCGCGCGTGGCCATCGGCACCGCCACACAGGTGGTGCAAGAGAAAGCCCCGCAGGCGATGCCCAACGACTTTCAGCGGTTGTCCGCATTGGTCGAGCGCCGCGAGTCTGGATCGCAAGGCCAAGCCGCCGTGTCGCCAAAGGGCGCCACCGGCGTGATGCAGGTCATGCCTGGCACCGGGCCCGAGGCGGCCAGGCTCGCCGGTCTGCCGTGGGACGAAAAGCGCTTCAAGACCGACGCCGACTACAACCGGCGCCTCGGCCAGGCCTACCTTGCCAAGCAGCTCCAGGATTTCGGCGGCGACGTCGGCAAGGCGCTGGCCGCCTACAACGCCGGGCCCGGCCGGGTGCAGGACGCCGTCAAGCGCGCCAACCGCTCGGTGGAGCTGGCCAAGAACGACCCCGCCGTCAAGCAGATGACCTGGCTGGAGTTGCTGCCCAAGGAGACGCGCGACTACGTCGGCGCCATCCTGCCGCAGTACGTCAACGGCCAGGGCGCGCCGGATCGGCCGACGCTGCAGCAGGTGCATGACGCGGTGCGCACGCGCGTGGGCATGGACAACCCGCAGCGGCTCAAGCTGGCGCTGGACGAGGCCACCAGGCAATGGACCGACCTGGAGAAGGCTGACAAGACCCGCGAGGAGCAGGCGCTGGACCGCGCCTACAAGTGGCTGGAGACGAACGGCGGCGCCTACGAGGCCATGCCCGCCAGCCTGCGCTCGCAGATCCCCGGCGACAAGATCGGCACGGTGCGCGACTTCGCCACCAAGATCAGCGCTGGCCAGCCGGTGAAAACCAACTGGGAGATTTACTACCCCCTGCGCACCGACATGAGCCTGCTGGCGCGCACGAACCTCGGAGCTCTGAAGGGCGCTCTGGGCGACGCCGAGTTCAAGGAGCTCGTGAAGCTGCAGGAGGACATGAAATCCGGCGATGCGCAGACGCGCGTGATGAACACCTCGCAGCGCATGACGCTGCGGCTGAACGAGGCCGGCGTGGACCCGACGCCGAAACCCGGCAGCAACGACGCCAAGAAGGTCGCGCAGGTCTACAGCATGCTCGACCAGAACATCCGCGCGGCCGAGGTGGCGGCAAAACGCAAGCTCACCCCGGAGGAGCTCGACAAGGAGGTCGACCGCCTGTTCACGCAGGTGCCGGTCAAGGGCGTGCTGTTTGGCACCAACGACCGCCGCGCCTACGAGCTGCAGCCCACTGACCAGATTGTGGTGCCTGACGCTGACCGCAACCAGATCATCGCCGCACTCAAGGCTGCCAGACAGCCGGTGACCGAGGAGCGCGTGCTCTACTACTTCAAGCTGGCCAAGGGACTGCAGTGACCGACTACGCGAAGCTGATCCGCGACGAAGACCCCTATCGCGCCCTGATCCAGGGCGACCAGGCGCAGGCGCTGCAGGGCGCCATGGCCGGTGCTGTGAACACCCAGCCCGACGTCGAGGCGAAGCTGCGGCAGCTCTCCAAGCAGGTCGGCGTGCCGCTGGACAGCGTGCGCCTGGACCCGCCGCAGGCCGAGCGCCGCGCCGCCATCGGCTCCATCGACTACGGCCGCATGGTGCGCGACAACCCGATCACCGCCAACTTCCTGACCGAGCAGGCGGCGGTGGCGCGCGACGACGTCGGCACGCTGACGCGCATCGAGCGCGCCTTCACCGCCTTCGGCCAGGGCATCAGCAAGGGCTCGCTGCAGGAAGACCTCGGGCCCCTGCACTACAAGGCCATGGTCGGCACGATCACGCCGGCCGAGCAGGCGCGGCGCAAGCAGCTCTCCGACGAGATGAAGGCGCTGGACGCGCTTCCCGAGAAGGGCGACTCGCCGCTGTCGTGGTTCCTCAACGTCACCGGCTACACCGGCCGGCAGATGGTCACCAGCGTGACGCAGGCCGCGCCTGGCGCGCTGGCTGGCGCAACGGCAGGCGCTGCTGTCGGCGGCCTGGCGGCGCCGGTGGCCCCGGTCACGGCGACGGGCGGCGCGATCTTGGGCGCGCGGGCCGGATACATCACCATGTCCACGGTCTACAACTACAAGACCGAGGCCGGCTTCGCCTTCGATGAGTTCGAGGGGCTAAAGGACGTCAACGGCAAGCCGATGCCCCGCGATGTGGCGCAGGGCGCCGCCGCTGCGGTGGGCCTGCTCAACGCCGGCCTGGAGACGGTGGGCGAGCTCGCGCTGCTGAAGCTGGTGCCAGGCCTGGACAAGCTGATGGCCGGCGGCTCCAAGCAGGCGATCAAGGCCCTGCTGCAGCGCCCCACCTTCCGCGCCGCCATTGCCGACGCCGGCAAGAGGTGGATGAAGGCCGCGAGCATCGAGGGACTGACCGAGGGTCTGCAGGAGATCACCGTCATCCTGGGCCGCGAGCTGGCGCAGGGTGTTACGCCCGGGCAGCAGTTCCCGGCTACGCCGATCGAGCGCGACGTCGAGCGCGTGCTGCAGGCCACGGCCGAGGGCGCTGCTGGCGCTGCTGGCGTGGGCGCACCTGCCACCGGCGTGCGCGCTGGCATGAACATCCGCGAGGTGCGGATCGCGCAGCGCAACCAGGACTTTATGACCGCGCTGGGCGAGTCGGCTCAGGCCAGCAAGCTGCGCGAGCGCCTGCCCGAGGTGTTCCGAGACTTCGTGAAGAAGGCGCGCGAGGGCGGCCCGGTCGAGAACGTCTACATCCCGGCCGACCAGTTCGCGCGCTACTTTCAGAGCCAGAACGTCGACCCGGCCGCGGTGGCCGCCGAGGTGGGCGCGGCCAACTTCGCCGAAGCGGCGGCCGCCGGCACCGACGTCGTCATCCCGCTGGAGAACTACGCCGAGAAGCTGGCGGCCACGCAGCACCACGCCGGCCTGATGCAGGACGTCAAGCTGCACCAGGGCGACCTGACCATGCGCGAGGCCAAGGCCATGGAGCAGCGCCAGCAGGAGCTGCAGGCCGAGCTGGAAGCCATGATCGACGCCGAGTCTGGCCAGGTGGCCACGCCGGTGATCGAGCAGCTCAAGCAGGAGGTGATGGGCGAGCTGGTCGGGCGCTTCGAGCGCAGCACCGCCGAAGCCTACGCCACGACCTACGCCAAGAGCATCGCCACCCTGGCGCAGCGCGCCGGCGTCGACCCGATGGAGCTGCACCGCACCTACGGCCTGCGCGTGGTCACCCCGCTGCCAGACATCCTGCAGCAGCAGCCCAACATCGACACGGCGCTCGACCCCCTGCTCGACCGGCTGCGCGCGGCCGACATCCCGACCGAGGCGGCGGCCTTCGGCCCGAGCCTGTTCGAGTTCATCCGCGACCGTGGCGGCTTGCAGCCGGTGGGCGAGACGAAGGCGATGGACGAGAACGTCTCGCGCCGCGCCTTCCAGAAGAAGATCACCCAGGCCAACGGCATGAGCCTGGACACCGCCATGGAGGCCGCCGTCGAGGCCGGCTATTTCATGCAGCGCGGCGACGAGATGCTGGGCGAGACGGAGCTGCTGGACGCCCTGGCCGAGGACGTCACCGGCAACCGGCAATTCAGCCCGCAGTTCCGCAACGAGCAGGCCGCGGCGCTGCGCGAGCAACTCACGGCCCTGGCGCAGTTCATCGAGCAGATGGGCGGCGACGTCGCCAACATGGACAACGCGGCGCTGAAGGCGCTGATCCTTAAGGCGTCGGAGCAGACGGGCGAGGATGGGCAGCAGTTCGACCAGGCTGCGGTCGAGCGCCTGCAGATGGTGGCCGAGCGCGGCCAGCGCGAGATGGGCTCGCGCTCGATCATCAGCGCCGAAGAGCGCGCGGCAATCGCGGCATCGGCCAAGGCGACAGGCCTGCCCGTGTCCGAGATCGAGGCGGCGGTGCGTGCGCATAAGCTGGCGCACCCTGTGGCGCAGGGCTGGGAGCCGCTGGTCTACGTTCGCACGCTCGTCGAAGATGGCAAGGCGCAGCACCAGTACAAGAACGTGCCCTATGGGTTCAGCGCCGACCCCGAAGGCAAGCAACTCGAAGCAGGCAGCGCCAACTACGCGCGCCGCGCCAATGCCGCCGCTAAGGCCATGGTTGAAGAGGTGCGCAAGGT